TCTAAAAATCAAGGAAAAGCTCAGAGATTGTAAACTCATTCCCCTGATTACGAACGTGGCGTGTGACAACCTGCCGCTTAATGGCGGTGCCATTATCCGTGTAGGTGTCTATGCTCAGCTCGTAGATACGGCCCGTTGTCTCATCTGTAACGTAGTTGCGACCATTAAACGTCACCCCGTACTGCGCAAAGTGGCGGGCTGTCTCTGCTACGCCAGTCTGTGCTTCGTGCCAAATGGCAGTCTTTGTATCGTAGGCAAATGACCTATTCTCTGTGGGGAATGTGATCTGGTAGAGGGGGTGTCCGTACGCACTGTAGGTGAACGCCACCGCATCGTCCACACGGCTGAACGACGAGAACAACGTGTTGAGGTCAGAGTCGCTAACTTCCTCAGGAATAAAACCATTTAACCTAATTACCGAGATACCACCATCCGGCGCATAGCCGAGGAAGATGTAGGTGTTGCTCACCTCAACAGTAGAAAGGTCAGCAGCCAGACCCCAGCTCTGCGTAGCACCGTTGATGCGCTGATAGGGCAGGGGCAGTGAACCTACATCCTGCCAAAACTCAATGGACTGCTGACCCCACAGCACCAACCCACCGTTCAAATTGCCTACGCGCACCAGTAGGTCGCTGCTATTTTCCTTGGTGCCGGTAATGGGCAGCGAGCCGAGGTAAGTCCAGTTTAGTCCATCCAACAGCGCACTGACGTAAAACTCCCGCGTGTTGGGCTTGTTGACGACAAAGCGCCCATTGAGGAAAATTACGGAAGATGCCCCAACGGGGAAGAACGTGGACGTGATGGCGGTAAGCGTACCGGACGCCACCGTATAGACGTAGCCCGTGCCGCCCGTGACAATGATTAGCTGGATGCTGTTGTCTGCAATCTCAACGTGCCCGCTGCCAACAGAAATTCCAGCAGCTAGTGCTGTGTACACCCCTGCTGGAGTCACAGAATACAACGTGTCACCTGCCACCACATACATGGTAGTGCCGATTACATGCCACCCCCGCACGGGGGACTTGGGCAGCGTAGCCCACACCGTGCTACCCGGCGTGCCCAGCAGCACCACAGCGGAACGGTCTTGGTCTTTGCGAATATCGTAAAGACAGTTCACCCGCCGCTGGCGGGTTACGATGTCCGATATTGCGCGGATACCAGTACCGAACAGCGGTATGGTACGCACTCTAGTCTTCCCCAGGCTGGAAGTACATTGTGGAGCGCTCTGCGTCGCCCTGCCGCGCAATCAACAACGCGGTGTTCTTCAGCCCCTCCATCTTAGGAGACCACTGAGCCTTGAACATGGGGGCAATCTGCTCGCTCAAGCCCCAGCACAGCGCCAAATACCACTCCTGCGGATAGTATGGGCTATCCGCGTTCGTAGTCATGTCCTGAATAGGCTCTTGATACGTGATGACGATGTGGCTGCGCGTGTCTCCAGCACTACCAACGTCTGTGTACAGTCTGGAAGTTCCAAGACCACGCTCAAAGTAGATGGCGGTTGGGTCGCCCGAGTACAGGGGATCTGCCTTGTTGGGCAGGTAGTCATAGTCCTGTACCGTCATGAGGTCCAGGGGGGTGTCCGTATTATTGATGTCGCGCAGGATGGCAGTTTCAACATCTTTTGGATTTTGAGCCGCCACACTGTAGAAAAACACCGGGTTGCCGCTGGCCGCGCTGCTGGGGAGTGCGACAGTCAAGTTGACGGTGGTGCCCACCACACTGCTCACTCCGGAGTAGTACAGGGCACCGCTGTCCAGATACAGAGCGATTGTGCTTGCTGTGGAAATGCCCGTGGCGCTGGCAACAACAATCGCTGTAGCGGCTGCCGCAGCCGACGCAGTAGTCGTGGTGCTGCTAAGGTCATTGGTCCAACCCTGCGTGCTGGGGCCGATGGTGTACGTACCCGTACTGTTGCTGAGCAGCAAGTGCCCCCGCTTGCGCGTCCACACCTTGAGTCCGGGAGCAAAGTCAGTTTTCCCCATCCACTGCTTGCACATCATGTTGAGCATGAGTGTGCAGTCGCTCATCTCGTCAGCGGTGGGCTGCTCAGCGGGGTCCAGCTTGCCGATGTTCAGCATAGCTTGCCGCACTATCTCATACTTTGTGACTCCAAAGGAGTAGGTGCCGCTAGTCGCCATGGGGTTACGCCGCTTCTCGTTTTGCCGTTACGCAGTCACGCAGCACATTGTACACGGCACCCCAGGCTTGACCAATCGTGATGTCCTTTTGGCACTGTGCGGTGCCGCTTTCGTCATCACGGGTGCAAGCTGTCCAGTTGTAGTGCAGCAGATGGCATGCTGGGGCCGCATTGGCACCCCGGCCCGCGCACGTGGTGTTTTCGCTCCACAGGGGAATGGTGTTGACCCAGTCACGTGTCAGGTTCTCATGCGTGCTGTGGGACAGGAACACCACCTTTGCCATTGGCTCGCAAGCCATAGCGTTCATCACTCCGGTCTCGGGGCCGATAACTAGGTCAGCCTCTTGACAGAAGCTGAGAGTCTCACGGATAGACCAAACACCAGACTTTTTGAGGATGCGCTGCTCATTCTCCCAGCCAGCTTCCAGCAGTACGCAGTCAGGTCCCCCGGTGAGCACTATGCGTGCGGTGGGGAACTCTACAAGAATACTAGCCAGCACGTTGTCTAAGCCAGCCCAGGTCTTGTGCACGCTGCTCCCGGCCAAAGACCACACCACCACCGGCCCCTCACCCAGCTTGGCACGCTCTCGCTTGGCCCACTTAACCTCATCAGCAGTGGGGTAAAAGTGTGAGTCCAGAACGTACGGAATTTCTGCAATCGCGTGCTGAAACTCTACGTAGTTTCTGTTCATCAAACTGTGGCGAACTTGGGGCGGGTACAGTGCCACCGTGCGGCCCTGCATGCCGAGCAGCGTACCCTCCACAGATTCGCTGAGGTTCACCCACTTGTCAAACTTCTTTTTCTGCCAGTTCCAGAAGTCTATCAAGTTACCGTTGGGCACTTGGTCCTTGTCAAAGAGCACCAAGTTGTCGATGTTGGGGTCGTGCAGTACAACATCAGCCCCCGGCAAGCTGGAGAACAGAGTGACGTGATAGCCCTGCGCCTTGAGCCCAGCCCACACGCTGCTGGCCTGCATAAGATCGCCAAAAGCGCCGTAGCGCACCACACAAGCAGTCTTTGCAGGCTTGTCGTTCTTGTAGCTGAATCTGTGCGTGTATTTGTTGCTCACCACTTCACCTTATCTGCCCAATATGCCGGAGACTCTTTACCCTTGGCAATGTTCTTAGCGTGCCGAGCCTTGAATGACTCACGTCGCTTGCGCTCGGCCTCAGACTCGCCCTCTTTCTTTGGGCTGCCGCTAACGCCCTGCTGCCCAAAGCGAATGACCTTCTCTTTTCCGTCCCAGCACGCCTTTACAACGTGGCTCTTGGTGGGGTGCCCCGGCGTGCGTTGAGGCTTGTTGCACGCCATGTCGGCTTTCTTAACCGCCACGTTTCTTCCTCATAACGTCAAGAGTCTGAGCAAGGCGGGCACGCTGGCCCATCTTTCCAGGCTTCTTAGCTGCGGCAGCCAGTTCCTCTTGAGGAATGTTCTCACCGCGCTTGATGCCAAGCGACTTGCGCAGAGCGCCGGGGCGCTCAATGGCCTCACCAATCCAATACTGCTGCTTAGGCACGCTTTTTCTCCTTTGCTGCATTCATGTTGTCGACAAGATTGGGGTACGGTCTACCCGCCGCTTTGGCCGTGCGCTTGGCTTTAGCTTTCTGCTCAGGAGTCAAAGACTTGGATGGGCCAAGGTCCTTGCGGCGGGGCACTTCCCACACTGGCTTTTCAGACTTTTTCATAGCTTCTTGAATATGAAAAGTAGGCTGTACTCGTCGTCTTCATTGCGCTTTTGGAAGTCCACCAAGTCCCACGAACCAACGAGGCGCATGGCGTCAACTACACGGTCGTAGTTCACGTTCCACTTATGGTCGGGGTTGGCACCGGGCTCTCCAACTTTGGGATATTCGTCCTCGTCGGGCAGGTACAAAATCAAGTACCCGCCCTGCTTGACCACGCGGAACCACTCCTTGAGTGCTGCGGCGTAGTCTGCAATGTGCTCCAACGTGTGGCTGCTGTATGCAAAGTCCATGCTCTGGCTTGCAAACATATCCAGCTTGGTGGCGTCCTCACACATAATGTCTGGCCGCATGCTGAAGCCGAACTGTGCGTGGTGCATGTTGTCCACGCTGATTACGTGAGGTAGCACCTTAAAGTCGCCTGCACCAATGTCTAGGCCACGGCCCCGCAAGTAGGGAGCAACCTCCCAAACTATCTTTCTTGACTCGGCCTTGTACGGCGCACTGGCAGACCAAACCATAGTTACAGAGCTCCAACTTCCTCAGGCAACTTCCACATGGTTGCCTTGTTGTACGAAAACTTTACCACACCCAGCAAGGCAGCGGCCTTGTTGACGGAGTCCCAAGACTGGTTATTTTCCTCAGCAATCTTGTACACGGCAGACTTAGACAACGGACCGCCCTTCAGAATATTGAGCAGAAAGAGCCGCCCGCTGTCTACTTGATCAGTCTCAATAACCAAGTCGTGTTGGACGGGAGCCGCCTTGGGGGGATCAACAAGCTCTCCACGAACATTGAACAGCAGCCCGTTTTGTTCAAACTTGGCTACCCTATGCCCAACGATAGTTGCAAAAGGCTTAGTCCTGTCCAACTTCACTTTACATCCTCGACATCGTGTTGTTACGGGGAACAATGTACTCCGGCTGGCCGGGGTCAATGTCAACCACCACACCTTCCAAACCGTTCATGCGCAGCTTGCGGTAGCCCATGTCCATTTCTGTGACGGTACCGGGCTGCTCAAACATGCAGTCAGGGGGCGCTTGGTACGAGTACTGGGCAGTGTCGGTGGGGGTGCGGCGGGCGCTGGCAGCGTCTGCCCAGGGCTCACCTCCATCACCACGGCCAGTGACCGTGAGCTGATTGTTTTTCTCTTGAAGGAACAGCATTTGTTGAATCTCCATGGGAATAAAGGGGGCACGCAGCCCCCTTTATAGTCTAACGCACCGAGTGCTCAGTACCCATCGCCAGGGTACGAAACATCCACCAGTTTGACCATTCGCATGTCGCGAATATCAGCCATGGGCTGATTGCTAATGTCGTAGCCCGGAGGCATGACAT